TAAAAAGCTGTCTTCATTTTCAATTTCATCTAGCATTATTTGCTCCTTTTTACCTCTGAAACTGGTTAAGCAAACAGCTACCCTCTGGTCTCTGGAAGCATATTCTGACCTCATCGTTTCATCAGCCATACATCTTGTCATAAAATCTGATTCTGATTCAGCACCACTTGGTTTTGGTATTGGCATTAGAAACCTCTTTTCTGCATATTACACACAATTTTTGAATTAGACAACATCATCTTCATCATCTGTCACATAAACTAAAACACAACGGCAATTAATCACGTTTCTAGCTCCTCCTCTTGGGTCAGATGGGTAACCCATAGGTATATCCACGATGCCTGTGCTAAACTCTGTAGGCACGTTAAAATCAGCGTCTAAGTCTACTGTTGTTCCACTTATTTGTGAATGACCTGTTCTGGTTCGATTATCTGTCACCGCCACCCATCTTTTTTTCAAATTTGGTATTGGTAAATTTTTAGCCATTGTATGGCTTGCAAAACTTGCCGCATTATGTACCTCTGTTCTTGCTATCGTTCTTGCCCTTCTTTTACTTTGAACATCTGTTTGACGAGCCAATATCACTCTTGCTGTTTCTTCTTGACCAAAGTCTTGCTCTTGGGCGTCTAAAATAGCTCTCAAAATTTTTGCTCTCGTAACATCTGAGATAGCTCTTATATTTTTTGCCCCAAACTCTAATAAAAAAGTTCTAAAAATAGTATCGAATTCAGATTGCTCCTGTTTTTGATATGTCTCAAATCTACCTGCAAAAGTTTCTGTAACGCTTTGATAAATTGGTCTAAGAACATTAGTAATTCTAGTATTTATCCAATTTTCAGAATCATCTGGGACTCTGTTATTTTCTCTGTAAAATCTTGAACCAACCTCTCCAATATCTCTAAATGCTGAAACTAAATTTCTAAAAGTTGTTCTCTCAAAACCTTTTCTAATTCTGTTTTGTTCAATCAGCTCTTTTCTTGCGTTTGTTTTGCTAACCCTTTGTTTTTTTTCTGGAGATGCGTATGGTGGCATTTCTTTTGGCCAATCCATTTTTCTTTCTCCTGACTCCTGATAATAAGATTCCAACTACATATCCAAACATTAATTTTTTGAGCGCAGTCTGTGACCTTTTGGTAATAAGTCTAAATCAAATTTGCCTGACCTGAACCGACCTGTTCTGACAGCATATAAAAACGCATTGACTCTTGCTATACCCCATTGGTCAGGTCCCATGACACTACGTCTGACTGATTCTGGATTGGTGCGATATGCCCCTACACCTCTGCGAAAAACAGCCTCAAGCATTCTTTGTGTCACTCTTTTGCCCTTTTTATCGCCATGTTTGTCGTTGTGTTCTTTGACTTTGTTAGAGATTGTTTTCTTAGTTTTACCAGATACTGGTGCTTTCTCCTCTGTCTCCAACACCTCAACCAAACAAAACTGTTCCAGATGTTTTTGTTTATCTCTCTCTTTATCAAGCTTTTCAACTGTCCTCTTTGCCCACGCTTGTCCTGCGTCACCACCCCAAAGTAGGTTTGCTATTTTTCCTGCACTTGGATAGCCGTCTTCCCCTTGTCTAAAACCTTCCGCACGCTTGTCAACTTCATGTCGTGCGAAAAAACTGTGCATTCTCCGAACAACTGATGGAGACAATCTTTCACGAGCAACGAGTTGTCTGGCTCTAATTGCGCCAACTCTAGTGCCTCCTCTACCGAACTCCTCCCTAAAATCGAGTCCTCTTTGGGCATTTTCAGCCATTTCTGCTGTTGGGGTGGTATCAATGTCACTTTCTGCTTTGTCATCTTCATCATCTTCTTGTTTGCCCTCTTCCCTCACTCTTAAATAAATAGCGTGAGAAGAACAAGGCATATAAAAAGTATCATCAGGTCCTCGAACAGTATGAGTGCCATCACAACCAATCTGTTCTGCACGTCTTGCGGCTTCTGGCTGTGTTTCAAAAACATCTCTGCCTTGACCATATCTTGGGTCTTGTTTTGGTGTTGACAAATCTCTACCTGTCAATCGAGTATAATCAGCGTGTGACGCACAAGGCATATATACCCGTCCATTATCAGTATCATGAAAATGTGTGCCAAAACATCCTATTTCAGAAGCCCTGTTTGATGCTTCTTGCTCTGTTGTAAAAACATCTCTCGCAACACGTCTTTTTTCGTTTTTAGGAGTTTCTAAAGTTTGTCCTGTTAATCTTTGATAATCTGCGTGAGAAGCGCAGGGCATAAATATTGTGCCATCATCTGTTTCATGTGAATGACTACCAAAACATCCTATTGCTGTTGCCCTTGATTCAGCTTCTTCTTCAGTTGTGAAAATATCTTTTTCAATTTCTCTTTTAAGTCCATAAGCATCTTTGCCATCCTCTTCTGCGTCTGCTCCTTCTGCAGGAGCTACTTCTGGTGAGCCAAGTGGAAATAAATTTGCGGCAATATAAACTTCATCACCACCAGTAATTGGCTCTAAACCAAGTCTGGCTCTTGCTTCATTTCTTGAAATGATACCTTCTCTAACAGCTTGCACTACGTTTTCATATATTTTTCTTCTGCGCTCCGTCATTGCAGGCACATCTTCGAAATCATACTGAATTGAAAAATCTTCCCCAAATTTTGGAGCAAGCCATTCGTTTAAATCTGACATGACTCTTTTAGCTAAAGGCACTATTGTTTCTTCATAAAGTGCTAATCTTGCTTCTTGAACATTTGCAAAAGTTTGTGAATCTGGAATACCTATCAACTGACTTGGCACTCCAAAACATAAAGCGATGTCTTTTGCGTTCATATGTTTTTGTTGTAAAAAATCCATATCTTTAGGAGACAGACCCATTTCACGCCAATCAAAGTCCCCTTCTAACAACAATGGTCTTCCTGCATTTCCAGAGCCTTGGAACCTTTGATGTAAATCACTTTGAAGTTGTTGTCTTTGACTGTCTGAAAGTTGTATTGGCAAACCACCATCTGTTTGAGGTTTAAAAACTATTGCACCAGATGGTCTTGCGCCATTTTCTAAAAGAGATAAATTATGTTTAGTGATAGAATTGAAACCATCTATATCGATTGCTGACGCTTTAATTGGAGACATTCCATAATAGTCATCAAGTGGATTGAATAATTTTATATGCTTTACTTCTGATTCACCTGTTTGTGAATCTGCGTCATATGTTTTCACAACCACTCCATTTATCAGATATTCATAAGCTGTTGGATTAGTTGTCTTGCTAGGCTTTATTCTTATTCTATCTGGTCTCAATAAATAAAGTTCTCTTGGTTCTCCTGATACAACACTCGTTTGCATATAACTATTTCCAGAAATCAAAAGATAGCTATACAATGCCTTGAAATATTCAACGCCTGCTTGCATAGGGTTTGGTCTATTCAAAAGAGATATGAGTGGATGCTGTTCTAACTCATTCTCGCCTTGAAAAACTTTGAAAGGTATGGCTGATGCTCCATCGGCTATTTCATTGATACACCTAAAGACGATAGCATTTTCAGAATAACCTTCAGTAGCATAACTATCATAATTATCTCTTCTGGAATAATTACTGACAGTGGTATTTAAAACTATTTGTGGTGCTTCTTTTTTCTCAAAATCTTTCCGTTTTAGAAAATCAAAAAAAGCCATTAACTTATCCTCCAGTATGCTTTCCCACTGGAAATGCTTAGCTCCGTTAAACACCATACAAGGGCATCCATTCTGTCTGGGCTAAATTTTCCGCTGTTATTGAAAGTAACCATCTGATCTTCCATTTTCCCAAACACACCAACGTGATGAACCTTTTTTTGTTCGTACAAAGCTGATATTGGTTCTGCCCTCAAGGTTTTCCCCCTTGTTGCTCTGACTGCCTTATATGGTACAGTTTCATCAACTATTCTTATCATACGTCCAACCATATCACCACCATTATTTACTTCAGCGATAATTCTGTCTGCTTCATACTCTCTAAAAAGTCTGACAGCTAGTCTTGACCACTCATCTGGTGTGTAGTGTCCTGATACGTCATCCAAAACGTAAAAATGACCATTTTCTGCTTTACCTGCTACGACAATGCCTGTCTCATCACTATCTTCTCCTTTAGAAACAGCTGGGTCAATACCAACAACAACACGTTGTAACTGAGGTAAATTTTCTTTTGAAATCCTCTGGTCGTCAATATCTCTTTGCTTCCATAATGCACCTTCGACCTCCTCAAGTATTTCAGCATAAAGCTCCTGTCTACCTAAAGTTGTTCCTCCATATCGTTCCTCAAGAGCTTTTAGAGCTTTAGGAGCAAGGTTTGCGGCATTATCAAAGGTTGATCCACGATGGACATGAACATCGTCTCTGGACATCAGTTTTTTGATTATATTTGATGGTTTGGGTGTTGTTGTTATTATGCATTGTGGATTTTCTCCCAGTCTTAAACCAAACATCAACTGGTCAAATGCCTCTGGATATTTCCATGCGGCTAACTCATCACACCATGCTCTATGGAATTGGGGACCTCTTAATCTCTCAGGTTCTTGTGCGCTGAATCCCATAATTTTTGAACCATTCCAAAGTCTGATTTCTGCGCTTGATGCATTATATCCTTGACCTGTCCCAGACAAAAGACATTGTCTTGGTATTACACTTAACAAACCTGAGACACCTCCAAAAGCTACTCTACGTATATCTCCAAAAGTAGGCACAACAACTGCACACAAGCTGTTCGGATTTTCCATAGCATAAATAGCTAAGTCTGTTGCTCCAGTTCTTGTTTTTCCCCAACCACGTCCTGCTAAAATTAGCCAAATGAACCAATCTCCAAAAGGTGTTAGTTGAGCATCTCTAGCTGTTTTCAGCCAATCACTGTATAGTGTTGCTAAATTTTTCTGCTCTAGCTTCTCTAACTGCGTGAAGTTCTGACATGACTTCTCTAAAGCTATCTGGGACTGTAACATCTGCGTTAACCTTTGTTATTTCACTAGCTTCACCTAAAGCCAATTTTCCTATTCTTTGAGCATTCATAGCAACAGCAGATAATGACCTCAATTGTTCTGGGCTCAACACAGGCATTCCACTTTGTTCTGCCGCTTGGTCTTGAACGAGTTTGTTGGCAACTTTGCTTAAAAATCCTGATGCTATTCTTAACGATGCTTGGTCAAGTTTTCTGGCTTCATCTGCTATTTCTTTGGTTCGATTTTCAGTAATTTTTTCTCTGGTTTTACTGATAAAATCTATTCGTTTTTTTGACCAATCTTCTTTTTTGCTTTTTCGAAAGAGAGTTGCTCTGGATACATTATACTTATTTGCCAGATGATCTAAACCAACAGTCACTTTTTTTCCATCTTCTTGAACCACACCTTCGCAGTATTCAAGAAAAATTTTTTGAGACAAATTTTCATCTAATTTTACTGACATTTCGTTATCACTTTTTTCTCATAATGTATCTTCAGACAACCAACTCCAGAGTTTATTGCTGAGACTTTTGGTATCACTAATCTCATTTAACCAAAAAATCTCACTATTGCCAGAAAATTCTTCCTGAATATTATTTATCTTAGTTTTTCTGCCTTTAAGAAATTTATCACTTTGGGTATCTCCACGAGCTACATGCCTTTTATGTAACACATCATTAGACTGTTTCAATATACAAATTCTTGTTTGATACTTATCTAAAATGAATCTCAAATTTGTAGCTGAAAAAAGTCTATCTCCCTCAAACACAATATGTCTTGTATTTTCTCCTTTGCATTTTGCTTCCAGATATGAAAGAAAATCTTTATTTACCGCCATTGAAAGTCTGTCTGTTCCTTCGAATGTACCTTGTCCATCATATATACCCATGATAGCTATTTTCGTTTTTTCATTGAACATTCCTGCAAGCAGACCATATTTGAATGTTTTTGCTCCATCCATATTTTTGATAATGGATTTCATCAAAGTAGTTTTTCCAGTTGCAGGTTCTCCACCTATAGCTAAACATTTCATGTCCAGACTGCCTCCATCAGTTTTGCGTCATGCCAAACTTGTTGTTGTTTGTTGAACCATGCTTCTACTCTTGGTATTCTGCCATAGTCTTTCAGAACCTTGTTCCAACTGTTTAGATAAGCAGACTCAGATGAAAAGTGATGCATATTTTTTTCAGCTAAAACAGCATGAGGAATGACCTCTGCTCTTCCCTCTAAATACTTATCCCAAAGCCATTGATACTCTGGCCATAATTTCTTCATATAATCCATTTCCCAAA